TGTGGCCAGATTTCATTGAAGGATACCACCATAAAAAAATTGCAGATAAGTTCAATCAACTTGCAGACGGTAAGATTAAACGATTGATTATTAATATGCCACCAAGACATACTAAGTCCGAGTTTGCGAGCTTCTTGCTCCCTGCTTGGATGATCGGGAGAAAACCTAAATTAAAAATTATCCAATCTACTCACACCACCGAACTTGCGGTACGGTTTGGTCGTAAGGCTAAGACGTTGATGGACAGTGAAGAATACAAAGAAGTCTTTGAAACACGGCTCAGGGAAGATAGTCAGGCAGCAGGTAAATGGGAAACTTCTCAAGGCGGAGAATATTATGCAGCGGGTGTTGGTTCAGCGATCACGGGCCGTGGTGCGGATCTCTTGATCATTGATGATCCACACTCAGAGCAAGATGCTTTGAACTTACAATCCATGGAGCGTGCTTATGAATGGTATACTTCAGGTCCTCGTCAACGTTTACAACCGGGTGGTGCGATTGTGTTAGTTATGACACGTTGGAATACCAAAGATCTAACCGGAGCTTTAATGAAGGCTCAAGCAGAATCAAAAGCAGATCAGTGGGAGGTCATTGAGTTTCCTGCCATCCTACCTTCGGGTCAACCTGTGTGGCCTGAGTATTGGAAGTTAGATGAGTTAGAAGGAGTGAAAGCTTCTTTGAGTTTACAAAAATGGAATTCACAATGGATGCAAAATCCTACCTCCGAAGAAGGAGCTATCATCAAAAGAGAATGGTGGAACGATTGGGAACATGAAGATATGCCTAAAGTCAGTCACATCATTCAAAGTTATGATACTGCATTCATGAAAAAACAAACTGCCGATTATTCTGCTATTACCACCTGGGGTGTTTTTTATTTGAACGAGGACAGCGGACCTCAGTTAATTTTACTAGATGCGGTGAAAGAGAGATTAGAGTTTCCTGAACTAAGGAGAGTGGCTAAAGAACAATATAACTATTGGGAACCTGAAACGGTTTTAGTCGAGGCCAAAGCATCAGGGCTCCCGCTTACCTATGAATTAAGAAAGATGGGAATACCGGTTATTAACTTTACACCAAGCAAAGGGAATGATAAGCATACACGTGTTAACTCAGTTGCACCTCTATTTGAAAGTGGATGCATATGGGCGCCCACTAGTAAAGACTTTGCGCAAGAGGTAATTGAGGAATGTGCAGCTTTCCCTTATGGAGATCACGATGACCTCGTGGATTCCATGACGCAAGCTATTATGAGATTTAGACAAGGAGGTTTTGTGGATCATCCTGAAGACTATGAAGATGAACCCCTACCTCACCAAAGGAGAACATATTATTAATGATAGGTAAAAAATTCGGACCTCCACCTTTACGTGGTCCTAACCCACAGGGCTTGAATATTATTACAAAAAAGAATACAACCGTAAGACTGGAGAAAATAAATGGCGGAAGTCGAAAAAACATTAAACAACGTAGAATCAACAGTTAGAATAGATCCTGAAGAATTAAATCAGGAAATAGAAATAGCTGAAGAAGAGAAGGAAAAAGCAGGGAAACCTGTTGACGTTGTAGAGAACGAAGACGGAAGCGTAGATATTAACTATGATCCCGCTGTAGCAGCCGTGGATCAAGGGGAAGATCATTTTTCCAATTTAGCAGAATTATTACCAGAAGATGTTTTAGGTTCCTTGTCTTCTGAATTAATGAGTAATTATCAAGACTATAAAATGTCTAGAAAAGATTGGGAAAAATCTTACATCGAAGGACTAGACTTATTAGGATTTAAATACAACGATCGAACCGAACCTTTTAAAGGTGCATCAGGTTCTACTCACCCCGTATTAGCAGAAGCGGTAACTCAATTTCAAGCTCTAGCTTACAAAGAATTATTACCCGCAGGTGGTCCTGTACGAACTCAGATTATGGGAGTCCCTGATCCGGCAAAAGAGCTTCAAGCAACACGGGTCAAGGAATTCATGAACTATGAAATCATGAATAATTTAAATGACTACGAACAAGATTTTGACCAACTATTATTTTATTTACCTCTTTCAGGATCTGCATTCAAAAAAATTTATTATGATGAAGTAGATGGAAAAGCGGTTTCTAAATTTATTCCTGCAGATGATATTATAGTTCCTTACACAGCTACTAGTTTAGAAGATGCGGAGTCCGTGATTCATGTTGTACGTATGTCGGAAAATGATTTACGAAAACAGCAAGTAGGTGGTTTTTACAAAGACATTGAATTAACTCCTGGAGCACAAAATGAAACGGAATCAGAAAAAAAAGAACGTGAACTTGCAGGAGAAACAAAAACAAAAGACTCTAATGTATTTACTTTATTAGAGGTACACACTGAATTAGATCTAGAAGGCTTTGAAGATGTAGATGCAGAATTTAATGAACCCACTGGAATTAAACTTCCCTACATTGTTACCATTGAAGAATCTTCTAGAGAAGTTTTATCGATTAGAAGAAACTATGAAATAGGTGATGTTAAGAAAAAGAAAATACAATATTTTGTTCACTTTAAATTTTTACCAGGACTAGGGTTTTATGGTTTTGGTTTGATCCATATGATTGGTGGTTTATCCAGAACTGCCACTGCAGCATTACGTCAATTATTAGACGCAGGAACTTTATCTAATTTACCCGCAGGATTTAAAATGCGTGGGATACGAATCAGAGACGATGCACAAGGAATACAACCAGGAGAGTTTAGAGATGTCGATGCACCTGGTGGAAATCTTAGAGATGCTTTTATGCCTCTTCCTTTCAAAGAACCGTCAGCTACATTATTAAATTTAATGGGGGTCGTAGTACAAGCAGGTCAACGTTTTGCTTCAATAGCAGACTTGCAAGTGGGTGACGGGAATCAAGGAGCAGCTGTGGGTACGACCGTTGCGCTTCTAGAACGAGGAAGTCGTGTGATGTCCTCTATCCATAAAAGAATTTACAATTCTATGAAAAAAGAATTCTCTTTGTTATCTAGAGTATTCAAATTATATCTTCCAGCTGAATATCCTTACGATGTAGTCGGTGGACAAAGAACTATTAAACAAACAGACTTTGATGACAAAGTGGATATTATGCCAGTTGCAGATCCAAATATTTTCTCTCAGACTCAGCGTATCTCTATTGCGCAAACAGGAATGCAATTGGCACAATCTAACCCTCAAATGCATAACATGTATGAAGTATACCGAAACATGTACGAAGCATTAGGAATAAAAGATGTAGAATTAATTTTAAAAAGACCTCCTCAACCTGCTCCTAAAGATCCCGCACTAGAACATATTGATGCTATTGCAGGATTAGAATTTAAAGCATTTCCTGGACAAGATCATAGAGCTCACATAACAGCTCATTTAAATTTCATGGCAACCAACCTAGCTAGAAATAATCCTGTGGTAATGGCTGGATTAGAGAGAAACATTCTAGAACATATTTCAACGATGTCTCAAGAACAAGTTCAAGTGGAATTTAAAGAAGAATTAATGCAGTTACAAATGCTACAACAAAACCCACAGACTATGCAAGATCCAAATGTACAAATGCAAGTTAAAATGCTTACTGAAAAAGTAGAATCTAGAAAATCAATACTAGTTGCAGAAATGATGGAAGAATTTATGAAGGAAGAAAAAAGAATTACTTCTCAATTTGACAATGATCCTATTGCAAAACTTAAATCAAGAGAGTTAGACCTACAAGCAAAAGAACATCAGCGTAAAAAAGAAGAATCAGAAGCTAGATTAAACTTAGATCGTATGAAATCTATGATGGATCAAGGATTTAAGGAAGAAAAACTAGATCAAAACGAAGAATTAGCTAATCTAAGAGCAGATACGTCTATTGAAAAAACTATTTTGTCTGCTCAACTAAAAAAGGACAACTAATATGTGGTTTAGTGCCATTAAACTAGCTGTAAACGCAGGTTCACACATTTTTAAGAAGCGTCAAGAGACAAAAATGCTAATGGCAGACGCTCAAATGAAACATGCAGAAAAAATGGCATCGGGAGAGACAGATTACCAAGGAAAGTTACTAGAAGCACGTCAATCGGACTGGAAAGATGAGTTCGTTTTGCTCGTCCTAACGGCTCCTATAGCCATTTTGGCTTGGGCAGTAGTATCGGACGACCCAGGTGCTTTAGAAAAGATGCAATTGTTCTTCAAATATTTCTCAGAACTACCTTCTTGGTTTACTAACTTATGGATACTTGTAGTCGCTTCGATTTATGGTATAAAAGGAACTCAAATATTTAGAGGAGGAAAAAAATAATGGCAAGTAAATTTTTTAAAAAAGCATTAAAGGCAGCAGCAGGGGCAGGAGCCGTAGCACTAGCACTTAAAGGCATTAAAAAGAAACCTGTAACTAAAACTAAGTCACAGGGTTTAGGTAGTAAAAATCCAATTGATAGATCTTTTGCAAAAAAAGGTTTTAAAGGAACAAATAAAACAGGAGATGCTTCTGCAGCAGAAGCTATGGCTTTATCAGATAGAAATAAAAAAATATTTAAAGATGGTCTAAGTAAAATAGCAGCAGCTGGTGGAGTATCTAAATTAAAATCTGGTGGACGTGTAGGAAAAATGGGTGGCGGAATGATGAAGCGACCTATGTATAAAAAAGGTACGCCTAAACCTACTGGTAAAAATAAATTCAAAGGTTTTTCTAAACTACCAGAAAAAGTTCAAATGAAAATGAATAAAAAATTAGCTAAATTAGTGTAATGTTAAAACAATTAGTTAAAACTATTTTATCTCCCATGACACATTTTCGTAATGTCATGTGTTCTTTGGTTTGTAGAATATTTGGTATCACTCAATGTTTATGTAATCACGACTGTAACTGTAAGAAGAAAAAGTAATGGCTGATAAAGATAAAGATAAAAAGAAAAAGAAAAACAAAAAAATCAAATTTTTTGTTAGTCCAGAACTTTCTACAGGTGAAGGAAAAGATACTAAAAACTTTACTAAAGGAATTACTATTGGAGGAAGTAAAGGTAAATTAAAAGGTAATTTAAATCTTAAAT